ACCTGAAGAACCATTTGTTCCGTTAGATCCTGATGTACCACTACTTCCATTTGTACCATTAGAACCTGATGTACCTGATGAACCGTTAGTTCCACTTGTTCCATTAGTTCCTGATGTACCATTAGTACCACTTGTTCCTGAACTTCCGTTACTTCCTGAACTACCACTTGTGCCTGATGAACCTGAAGTTCCAGCAGCACTAAACACAGTCCACCAAGCTGGTTGAATTGATGGTTGTTTATTTAAATTACCATTTTGAATTGAAACATAACTTGTTCCACCATATAATACCACATCATTGATGACGTATGTTGTTGTTCCTGTCCAACTTCCTTTAACACTAAATCCTGTTCCACTTGAACCTGATGAACCTGAAGTACCATCACTTCCTGATGATCCTGAACTACCTGAAGTACCACTTGTTCCTGATGTTGTTCCTGTTACAGGAACATTGTTAATGAATATACTTCCTGTTAAGTTTATAGCTGTTAAGCTCATTTGTAATGGACCATTATTACCACTACCATCTTGAACGTATTGTAAAGTATTGGTTAATCCGTTTGTACTATCTGTTAATTTTAATAGTCCTTGATAGGAACTACTAATGAATAAATTATTTAATTGCGACATATTATTTTAATATTTTTAAGGTTGTCTTTTAACATCATCCCATCTTTGAGCTTCCAATCTCCATAGTTCAGCAAGTTCTTCCCAAGTTATTCCTTGACCAAAACTTGTTAATGGTAATACACATCTATTATAATCAAACTTTTGTTGAACATTAATTGTTAATGTCCATCCAGCAAGTATGGTTTCAGTTTCTTCTAACCACGGATTTAAGATTGCTCCCCACTCTAAATCATAATCAGATAAATAAGCTTTAGCATAAAAATCTTTTGCTATCTCCAAACAATCTGATAATACATCCTGTTGATTACTTAAATCATCTTCAACCTTATCACATATAATTACGTGCCAAGTGATGTGCATATGATTAGAATTTAATTTTACCTTTTCAGGAACAAAATAAATCCTTGGATATAATGGTTCAACTTTAGTGTCAATGTTATTAGTTAATTGGTGTTCATCACCAAATCCATAACTATTAATCTGTTCGTGAACAACAGCAAAATCTTCAAAATCTTTTAGAATTTGTCTGTATGAACTATATGATTGATCTTGAGGGAATGAGAAATTATCGTCTATAGGAAGACCACAACTTGAGTAATCAAATGGTGCTGACATTTTAATTTTCAATGTCCATCCACCAAGTAATGTTTCAAATCTTTCAAGAAAAGGAGTCACTTCAGGGTCCCATTCTCCCACTATAATTTGTGAGAAATTACCATATAGTGGTTGGTATGATTGCCAAAACACCGTCCAAACATCCATTACAATGGAAAGGGTGTCAGACATAACTTCAGCCTGATTAGTTAAATCATCTTCAATTTTATCCATTATAATCACATTAAAATTATAATGTATTTGATTTTCACTAAATTCAACTTCTTCAGGAACTATATACATACGAGTGTATTGTGGTTCCTTTTTGGTAGTTAAATCGTTTGTACATTGGGTTATATCCCCAAATCCGAAAGATTTAATCTGTTCGTGGTGGTAAGCAATACTGCTCCAATACGTTAAAAGTTGTTTATAATTCATCATATCCTTAATAGTAAATATAAAAACATTGAGAACATACGCTGAACTTTAACCGTTCATTGATTTTTTCTGTAATCTTATCTGTTCTTTATCATAATCTATAAGGAACGATAATTGATTTAGAACCTCGTTTATGTTTTTTTTGTAGATTTGGTCGTGTTTTGTATAATCGTTTGCAGCAATTCTGTTGACGACAAGGAACCACCCGTACGTTTTTTGAAAGCTGTTGCCCAAATCTGCTTCTTGAGCTTCCACATAATCTTTATTTTCTGCCATCTTGAGATCGTCTGGATCAAAGACGCCTGGGAATAAAGAGAATATCTCTTTACGAAGTTGGTAAAAAAAGTTTGTGCTCCAAGCACATACCTCACATCAAGCTTCTTTTTAAATAATTCAGCTCGTTTTTTCATCTTCTCTAAATCATATTCTTCAATGATAAAGTTATGTTCAGTAATTTCGTGCTCAATTGGTCGGTACATAATTGCTGCAAGTACGTGTAATAAATCTAATAATTCATTAACTGGTTTGGTAGATATGGTGTCCATATCCACAAATTCAGCAAATGATAAATCCCTCCAATTTGGGAAGAACCCGTAATGGACTCCATCCAATTCAAACCTATCCACAAACTTGGGTTTCTTATCCATTGGGATTAGTGCTAATATATACGCCGCAACATAATTTATCTCCTCATAATCTGCTTTCAATAGATTTTCTAATGGAGCATCAGTTATAAGGTTTATCAGTTTTGCTGCATAATACTGTTCTGTAAATAAATCTTTTGTTTTGAATATCTTTACATAATGTTCAATTGACATATAATTGGGTAATTCCCAACTATCTTTTTCTATTTTAATTTCCATATATTAATAATAATTATTTCCTCCTATATAAGCCATTGAATATTTACCCGTTGATTTTAAGTTCCTTAATTCAAAATACAATCTCATCATTAGAGCATCAGATAAGTCAGGTGATTTACCCAATAACTTTTTCATTTCATCTTTAGATTGTACTGAAACCTTTCCATCCTTATCTATATTCTTTAGTTTAATTGCCAGTAATTCTTGTGTAATCTCATCAATAACTGATGGGTCCAAGATATTCAAACTAATCTTATTCTCTTTAAACATCTCGGATAACTTAACGTAACATTGAGATTTAAGATTACTGAAGTTTTGGTTATGTAATGGACTACTATTGTTTACAAAATTGACACATCCTTTAAGATTGTCAGCTACACCTCCACCGACACCATCACTATCCACTACCACATTATTCATCGGTATATTGTGTTTATCAATTAGACCCCTAATTTCCTCGGTTAATTCTACGGTTGATAGTTTGGTATAGACGAAGTGTTCTACGAGAACCATACCCACCCAAATCATCACTACGGACCTATCCATACCAAAACGAGCAACGTCCACTGACATATACTTTTTATTGTTAGGATTGGGTGAAAGATATAAAACTGAATTACTTACTTTATCAAACGTAAACAAACTATCATCTTCATCCATATAATCCCAATCTCCTTCCAACAATCTACGTCGTTGTGCATCAGGTAAGGTCTTCAACATCTCAATATAAGATTGAGGTAGATGAGGATTATCTAATGGTAGAGCGGGAATAAACATTCTATTAAGAGGTAATAAACCTTGTTTAAAAGGAATATAAAACTCTTTCTTCAACCATACCTGACCTGGATTACAAGTTAGGAATATTTTTGGTGGTAGTTTATATTTTGATATTTTATAACGAATACGTGATTTAAGAATGTTATAAGCTAATTGACTAATTTGTGCAGCTTCATCAACGAAGACAGCGGTTAACTCCAATCCACCTAAACTGTCAAAATTCGGATCACTAGGTTGAAACTGTAAGTCCTTTAATAATATTTCTGAACCATTTTGAAATTTAAGAATATTTGTTTGTCCGTTAAATTTAAAGTGTTGATTAGTTAATCCCATTCCTTTTAATGTTTCAAACAATGTATTCAATGTTGTATTCTTTAATTGGGATAAAACTGTTCTACCAATCAAACATCTAATACCAGGATATTTTATACACAAGGTTACAATCCATACACAACCTAACCAACTTTTTCCAGAACCTGCCGACCCCCCGTATAGTATTTCATTGGTATGTTCATCCATTAATACCTTCCAACATTGTCCCTGTTTTTTAGTTAGATTTACATCCATTAGTCAATATTAATATTAATTGATATGGGTTCACCGTTACTTGTAATATCAAGTTTCCTATTCTCTAAACCATATAACTTATTGAGGTCAGAAAGTAATTCTCTCTCAACCTTTTTGTTTCCGTCAGTTCTACATCTGTGTAGTAAGTCAAACATTCTTGCAAGTTGTTGTTCAATAATTTCTTCTGACTTATCTTCATATCTTAACTTCAATCTCATCTTTGCTTCCTTCATTTGATATTCCATTGCTCTTGGACTAATACCAAATTCTTTTGAACCAAAATCTCTCATCTCTTGATAACCTAACTTCTCATATAATAACATTTCATATATACGAGGGAACCTACTTTCATATTCTTCTTCAGACGAAGATGGTCCATTCTTACCCGTTTTATCTATTTCTCTACTATCATCAATACCATCAAATTCAGGTAGGTTTGCTTTAATTTCCTTTTTAACAACTATATCTTCTTTACGTATATATTTACTACCCATTATATATGTACTTTTAATACTTCTGTTATATAATTCTTTAATCTTCTTGCTTGTCCATTTACACAAGACCTACAACCAAAATTAAAATCCTCGTTGAATAATGAATTATATACTTTATTTATAAATTGTCTTTTATCTAAAACTCTATTACCTAATTCAATATACGCCAAAACAATATCATTCTGACTTGGTATATATATTTCTTCTTCTTCAATCAATTCAGGTAACTTAATTGGTTCTTTCTTCTTCTTACAAGAACTGCATCCTTTCTTGGTCTTACCATCGGATTTTTTACTTTCTATTAATTCTTTTAATTCTTTATCCATATTAATTTGTTTTAATTGGTGGAGGTGTTGGTTTTGGTTTGCCACAACCACATCCTTTTCTATTTAACTTTTGCATATACGATAGGTGTTACAGGGTTTATAAAAAAATCATCTATATTATCAAAATCATTTCCACCCAAATTTTTTAATAATTGTTCATTTTGATTTTTCTTATTTAATATATATTCTTCTACATCTTGTTCAGTTGGGATTGTTAAATATTCTTCTATCTTTCCTTTCCTAAAGTCCCTTTCTTTTTGTCTTTTATATCTTCTTGATAATGTACTACTCATCGTTAAATCTTTTAAATGTATTTTGTTTTATTGTTGTTTTGGTTTCATTTACATAACGAGCCACAGAACTTAATGGTATTGTTGTGTCCATCGCAACTTTCTTTAATGAACCAAAAATTAAATATTTCTCAAAAATAATTTTATTAAACCAATTAACCTCCGTCCATTCCATTTCCATAATATCTAACATCCTGTGACTATCAAATATGTTATCGTCTGTTGGTAAATCCATTACCTCATATAATTCATTGTACAATGTACTTTCCTTCCTTACCTTTCTATAAAATGGTGATGTTTTACTATACCAATTTATGGTTAGACATTTAACAATATAATATTTAATGTTGTTATCATCAAGTTTTTTTATGTTTATCTCCTTTTTATCATACAACTGAATTAAAACATCATTTAGTAAATCACCCGACCAACTTGAGTTATTCGTAATTTTATTACAAATTTTCTGTAGTTCTTTATAATTCTTAATTATGTAATTATTTATTTCAGGACTCATTCAATCTTTTCTTACAATCGTGAATTACTTGAGCAACCTCATAAAGTTCTAAATCAATATTAGATTGTAATGTACTATCTAATACTTCTTCAAGAAATGTAATCCTGTTTATGGTTGGGTCAAGTTGATTATCAATGTATAAAAGTAATGTGTCAATTATATTATCACATAATTTAATCTTCCTTTTATCTGTAAATGTTGGGTAAGATGTAGGTATATCTATAAAACCAAGTTCTATATGTTCTCTATTTTCCATAATTATCTTTTATTATTCTCATCACTGTTGCTGGTGATATACCATAAATATCTCCTATCTTGATATAAGTCATTCCAGTTTCTCGTAATTCCAATAATTCATTTCTTTTTAAATATACTGGTGACCTTTCACTCCCCTTATAATTTCCATTATTTTCTTTTTTATATTTTCTAAATGGTTTCTCCCAATTCTTATTCTCATCTTTAAATCCTTCTTTACTCCACACACCATTGTCATTTAATTTCCAACCAAGTACAGTCAGAAATTCTGTTACTTGTTGTTCCTG